AAATATCAACATGTTACGGTGAAGTAATTAAAAACAAAAATAAATAAGATGATGATGACTCTACCAGACAATCAAATTATATTTAAAGATGTAGGATCTGGAAATGGAACTGAGTGTGCGATGTAAGTCATTGTATCGTATCATTAATATTTGAAAACAGGAACTATCAACTAATATTATTCTAATGTAGAAAAATAATTCATAGATAGCAAATTTATTAAACCTGAATTAATAACTAATCATGGAGGAGGAGTTCCAGTGTCAGCAATACATGAATTTTGTTAATTAAACTTTAATCAAAATTATTTAATATTAACAACTTCATCGGCTGATGGACAATTTTCATTTGCCAGGTGGAATGATACATGGCCAAATATTAATAGACAGCGTTACTAAAATAAGAAAACATAACTACCTTTTATTTTATTAGCTCATTAGAGACACGCTTGGTTAGGTTTTCCTGAACAATCTAGCACCAATTTAATCAATCCTCAAGATGTGCCCAAAGGTGCAAACTAATAACCTAAGGACTGTGATTGTGATAGATTCTGCTCAATTGATGGGTAATCAAAACATCTCAAGAGTTTTTTAGCATCTATTAATAATGAATTATAATACTCAGACTTTGTAGCATCTATTAAAGATCTCAATATAACAGTTCAACCTAAAATTAGTTGCATGAAAGCTTTTAATAATAGTGAAGATCAATTTCCTAAATATCACAATGAAACTCAAGTAGAAGAGAGGTAGAGTTCTATTGTTTACGATGATTAAACTGATATGTTATATTTAACAAGTGCTTGCAAAGGATATGTGAAGAATTTACATCCATCTTCATCTTAAAGAGTGTTAAAATACAAAATAAACAAGCCAGATTGTGATCAATTTAATTCATCATTTAGACAAATTGGAACATGTTTTACAGACTTGAATATAGAAACTTAATGTAATTGTAGGAAAAATATGATTTATGCTATGATTTAAAGATCAAGTAAAACCAAAGCATGTCCCAACCCTTAAGTAATTAAATAATTTATAGAATTTGCATAATAAGAAATAAATAATGATATTTAAGAAAAACATTAAATCAATTATGAATAAATGTTTGATATCATTCTTAAAAATATTAATGAATCCGGTAAGTCTCATGCTTTCAAACAGAAAGCTATAAAATCATTAGAGATATTATTTGAAAAAAGAGGAATAGTTGAAACTTATGTTCAAACTCATATCAAATCAGAAATAACAGAAAAAGGAGGGTGGCCTAGAATGATATCTGAAAGAGAACTGACTCCAAGACTTATTTCAAAATTGATATATGACTGTGCCTCTGAATAATTATATAAAAGTAAAAATATGATCAAGAATTTACCACATTCAGAAGTTATGAAATAAGTTGCTATCAGATTAGGATCATATAACAGATTTTTATGCACTGATATTAGTTCTTATGATGCTAGTTAGTTAGCTATGATATGGTAAATTGAGAGGATGTATATGAAAGCAGCAGTTGATGAATAATCTTATGAGTTATGGTTAGCATTGACTTAGAATGCTAAACATGCTAAATCATTATGTGGTTAATTAGAATTAATAACTAATAAATGTATGAGTTCAGGGGAGATGACTACTAGCTGTACTAATACTTATCTTAATCAATTAATTTTAAAATTTGCTATTGATTAATATAAGAAACAACAAAATTATTAACCAGAATGTGATTTCTTTGTTGAAGGTGATGATATGATATTTGCCCATAATGAATAAGATTAATTTGACCAATTAATATTAAATACATATAATGATTTGGGCTTATAAACGACCATAGAACATCAAGGTGATATCAATGGGGCTAGTTTTCTTAAGATGAATTTATATTAAAATTCATCAGGTTAAATCGAATTCTTTAAGAATCCTTGTCACACATTTAGCAAGTTAGGGTTTACATCACATAAAGTAATCAAAAACTCACCTTTGGCTTATGAATTATATAGATCTAAATTATTGAGCTTGGCGGATTAATATCAATACTCACCTACTATGACTAAATTTGTTTAAGCATCATTAACAATCATGGAATAGAAATTAATACAATAAATAAACAATCAAGATAAAGGAAAGAATTATTTATCGAACTTTAAACTTAGATAAAAACAAGCTTAAATTAAAATTCTTGAAAAATAATATCATGCTTATGATTTTAAGAGTTCGGAAACGTCACTCGTTTTTGAGGAAATGTATTCTTAAGAGATATAACAAATGATCGACGAAATGTTATCATAATAAGATCATTACATGATTCTAAATTCAGCTGATTATCCTATAATATTTAAAGATTTGTAACCTGTGAATAAAAGAACTGATTTCTAATTCAAAGATCCTCATAGAACCAGGTCTTAATTGACAAATGCTGAAATTATCCTTTGATTTGTTTGAGATTGGGGGAAGCTATGACTTAAACCTCATAGTGGAAACCAATCGCCTAATACAATAATAATATAAATAATAAATGAATTAATTTGCATTAAGACTATCAAACACTAAGTGTTAACACTTAGGATTATCATCTACTTTAAATAACAAAAACTTTCATTACTACAAACAATTATGCAAAAATAAGAATATATGTTGTCAAAAGACATGGGTAAAAATTCTATTATCTAACACCCTAATGTATCACCTATAAACATCAGACCTTGGAGTGAATCCGACTCTTAACGTAATGTTTCAGAGAAGTAGAAGACATTATTGAAGGCTTCTATCAAATCTCCATTTGTAGGTTATGCTTATGTGGTAGCAAATGATGAATAATTAGATTACGCTTTAATGAATTTGTCTGTCTTAGCTACTCTTGGATTAGCATTACATATATCATCCAAAGATTATAAGACATATCAAATATAACAAGGCAAGATAAGAGCTCGATAATGGATCAAGTAGGTAACTGCACACAATTCAAAATTAGGTTTGAATTGGAGTGTTCCTTTCAAATAATACATGGTCTCTATCAGTTTACATCCAAAGACATCTACTTATTCAACATTTATAGAAACAGCCGGTGCTAAGCATGGTGACTCTGATTGGGCAAAACACTTAAAGAATCAAAAATTATCATTTGTCACTGATGTAAGTGATATGCCTAATTAAATGCCATCAGATTAAAAGATCAACCCACCTGATAAAAATAGAGATGGCAAGTATGTAGTGAATGGTTTAGATGATATGTATGTGAAAGGTCTAGAAGAGTAAATTGAATAAACTGAGCGTCAACTCAATGAATTAAGATCACAATAGGAAAAATTCTAAGATGCAATACCTGTTAAGTTTCATTAATTGTAAAGAGCTTTTAGTAAATTACCTTAGGCTTTAGCTTTAATACATGATGAGATGCATCCAGGAGCTGAATTATCTTATGCTAAATCAATGTTAAATCCTTTTGATCCTTCATTGACAGGTTTGAGAATACCCACATTATCACCTGATTCAACAATAGCTATTAAAGATTATTAGACTTTAAGTCAATTATAAACCACGAAAACTTTATTCATATACAATCCAACAGCATTGAACACATCACCATTATTAGTTATTTCATCCAATTTGTTGCCTGATTTCAATAATGCTGTTCCTGCTACGTAGAGTATAACATATGTTGGTTAACAACCTGATGTAGCAGTTCAAGTTTTAGCAGTTTATAATACTGGTCTTACAGGAGCTCAAGTCAAAGCAGCATCAAAAGTCTATAATCTGATTGACAATAGACCTAATTATGATTCTATAAGATTGGTGTCTGCAGGACTGAGAGTAATTAAAACATCTAGATCAGACAATGAATCTGGTATGTTAACAGCTATGTATAGTCAGCGAGGTTTAGCAGTAAACAAAAGTATAAGAAATGCTATAGTTGATGCGCCATCAAGAGAAAATTGCCGAATACCTATAGCATCTACCAATACTAATACTAGTTAAACAGGAATATTAATGCAAGTAGCTTACAGACCACGTGATAATAAGGATTGTGAATACTTTTCAGATTCATTTTAATAATTTATGGGAGAAGAATATCAAGTTTAAGAAGGTGTTGATATACTCTAGATGAAAGATAATTATTGGGGTCCAGTGTAATGGTATGCTGATACAAACAATAATTCAGTATTTGCTCCCGTGATTAATTGGAATGACATAGCTAATCGAACAAACTTTAGTATTGCAGCAGTTGACCTGTAACGAAAGCATGTGTGTGTGGGAATGGTAGAAGATGCTCAAAATATCACTCTTGAATTTGAAATGATAAGACATATGGAAGCAATTTCATCTGATGTAGCTTAACACTTAGAACGTAAATCAGAATTATTAAGTCCTGAATATTCTTCTCCATTAGATATATTGCGAAAATTACCCTTATCTCAAATAATTAGACCTAGATTTAGTACACTAACAGAAGATGAGTTGTATTTAACAGGATTGTGGGATCTACCTTTCATTTCGAAAGCTGCTGATTTGGCCAAACGGGGTTTATTATCCGTAATGCGGATGCCAGCAGCAAAAGATTTGATGATTTAAGCTGCTCCAACTTTAGCTAGCTTCTTATTAAGAAGAGTCCCAGGCTTAGATTTAGTAGAACCTGTTATCACCAATGCAGTGAAAAATGTAGCTTAAACTTTAGTATAAACAGGATAAGATACACTTGAAAAAGATGAGTAAGAGATGAAGAAATAATATAAACCTAATGATAACTTATTACATTAAGATTATTAAGTAAATGGAATGATTAACACCCATTCATATTAATATAATAATTACAATGGAAATAATGAACGTAACGATAGGTTAATAAATGAGAAGAATGATCAAATTATGGAATCTCACTCTGATTAGTTCAATTACATGGATACTAATAGTGAATATTGATATTTACTATGAATGATAGGTGATCATTGATGTAATAATCATTGGATCTCATCATTCATTCACTGCTCAATTAATTAACAATTGATCACATCACAATTGACATTTCACAATAGGAAAAGTACAGCTTGATTAATTATATTCAAATGATGTGCA